TCCTAATAAATCGCATTGTGCTTGACTATCAGTTCCATAATGACATTTAACACTAATTAAACTTGCACTATCTTTATAAAAGTTTCCATCTCCTGACCCTACTGTTCTTAAAGTATTATCTGCTAAAGTTCCTGACCAAGTAACCTCTTTGTCATCAATAAAAATTTTTTCTACACTTTCTATTTCTCCCTCACATAAAGCTAATGCAACATATAAATACTCATTATCAGTTCCACTTGTTTCTACAAAAACTCTTGTGCCACCTACTTTTCTTTCTCCATAAACAACAGGAATAGATTGATCGTTAGATTGATGGTTTAATAATATTCCTTTTTCGTAATTATTAAAATCACTATCTCCAAAGTCTGGTCTATCAGGTCGTCTATTTGACATAAACAACCAACCAATCGCAAAGATTCCTAGAGAAACCCAAATGTTATTTAGAAAAGGTAATTTTTTTGATAAAACGTGTTTAACTACAAATTTTTTTGCGGCTGAAAAAGGATTAAGGTCTGATAATTTTAAACCCATTATGATCTACCCCACTTAATATCTAAAACAGTTTCACTAGCAAAAGACATACCTACATCACTACTAAAAAATCTTTGTTGAGATGTATTGTTTGTTTTTCTTCCTGATTTCTTTTCAAAATCAGCCCAGTGAGAAACTACATTTAAAGTTAATCCTGATGAGGTTTGATCTTCAGTAATTGTATATGTTTCAATGTTTCCTTTATATAATAAAAAAGGGTCAGCTATAATTGCATTATTATCATCTAAAAATGCTCTATAAATTGTTACTGCATCATTAACTATATTTTCTGCTAGTGCTAATGATATGTATGTCTGATCTGCTCCTGATAAACCTATTGATATACTTGATTTACCTATGTCGGTTTCTTCTACTACTTCAGGGTAACTTACTAAAAAACTGCTTGATGAATAAGTAACACTAGAGCCTGATACACTTGAAGTTAAATCATGTACGCAATCTGTAATATTTTGTGGAGTACCAAAACCAATCGTAATTAAATGAACAGGTTTAATTTCATTTGTCGCTAGATGATTCTTTACTGCGGTTGTTAAACTTCTCGTCATATTTCTCGTAACTTCTTCTGTTTATTTTTATACTATCTAAAATTTTATATTTTGCATCCTTTGTTGGCTCATTATACTTTCCTAAATCGTTTGTATCCATATTAATATTTTCACTATCAATTATTTCTTCAGCAAGTACATCAACATTCATCCAATACTTAACTTTGTATTGCATTAAAAAGCTTCTTCAACATCTAATTCGTATTTATATAAAAGGCTACCATCTTTGTCAGCACCTACTGACCCAAATTGTTGAACATCCCCTGTTAAATGAACTGTAAAAGCAACATCGTCATAAGTAACTGCTGAATTATTTGTTATATCAGCTATTAAAGGTGGCTCTATTGTAACAGTTGCGGCATTACTTGAACTTGTTACATCTGCAACCACCATATAAATTTTTGTGTGTGAAGCAAATTTTATAAAATCACCAGCTTTTAATCTTCCAGCACCATCTCCAGCAAATCCATCCATAGCAATAGTATTGTCTCCAGCAGATTGATCTCCATTAACTAAAACACTTCCTGTTTCGTTTCCTCTGGCATCCTCTATTTCTGGTGGAACAATAGTAAAGTTTTCTTTTCCACTTCTTTGCTTAACTATAAAAGCCATAAGTTCTCCATAAACATCTGATCTATTTCCTGTAATTATAGAAACAGTAAAAGCCCATCTTTGAGAATCAATAGTTCTTGATAATTTTTTACCACTTATAGATTTAGATATGATTGTACTTTGAATAGACTTAATGCCCATTGTTTCAAATTTAGAACTTGCTATTGGAAATGCACCACTCATTATACTAATTCTCTCCTACCTTTTTCGTTTAAAGCATTATTTATTATTGAAGTTATAATACCTCTGTTTTCTACTAAAACACTATTAAAGCTACTTGAATCTATGGCTTCAATATTAAAATTAACATTAACATTTCCACCACCTGTTCCTCTAGCGGCTTGTGTTATTTGACCTGATGAGTTTGGTACAAAAACTTCAGCACCTCGTTCTCCTACAACAACAGGCTGACCTTTTGAAACTGCACCACCTGATGCTTTTCCAAATAATCCACTAAAGAAACCACCAAAACCACCTGACATAGCACTTAAAGTTGCTTGTAATGCAATTTGTTTCTTTAGATTGTGATTTTGTTCTTCTATTTTTTTATTTTTATCTTCTTCAGTTTTAAAGATTGTTTCTGCTAATATTTTTTCAATCCCTTTTAAAGTTATATGTTCAATAGTTTTTTGAATAATTGTAATTAATAATGATTGTGCTAATTCTTTAAAAGAAGCATTTAATTCTTTTCCTAAAACAACTGCTCTAGCAATACTGTTTGCAAATCCTGTTACTCCTTGATTTATAACACCTAATATTTCATTTGATATTGTGAATTGATTATTCTGTTCTCTTAATGATTTTAAAACATCTTCTTCAATAGATGCTTTTCCTTTTACTGCTTTTTCTATTGCTCTTTGTTCTTCAAATATATTTCTATTTGCATCTATTATTCTTTTTAAAGATTTTTCTTCATCTTTTTTAACTGCATTTACAAGCTTTCTATTAGATTCAAATAAATTAACTTGTTTTCTTAATTCTTTTGTTACTTTTTTATGAGTACCAAGTTGATCTATTAGCATAGTTGGGTCGTATGCTTTTTTTTGTGCTTCAAAATTAGAATTAATTTTTTTCTCTACCTCATCAATAGCATCTCCTAATTCTTTAAAAGCTAAAACTGATGCCGCAACAGAAGCACCAACTAAAACTAAACCAGCACCTGATAAAGAAACTAAGGCTCTCATACCAGCTACAACAGGAATTATTGCTCTACCAATGTTAATAAACATTTTAGCAAGTTTATAAGATATAAGAATTTTAAATGCGGTAACTACTTTGTCTGAGTGTTCTGCTAAAAATTTAAAACCATTTGCTAATTTCTCAACTGCTACTGCTAAAACTGTTCCAATGGTTACTGCAATCTTGTCCATTGTTTCTGAGTTTTGTTCTAATGATTTATTAATATCACCAAATTGTTTTTTGAGTTGTGAAAAGAAACCAGCATCTAATAAAACTCTTTTAAAGTTAAAAACTTTATCTCCTATCATTGATAAAGTACCAGATAATGTATTTGCTAATTCATCTGTTGCTCCATCAAATCTTCCACCCTTTCCAAATACTTTTTCAAAAGCGGCTATTGTTTCTTCAACTGATACTTTTGCACCAGCAGAAAAACCTAGCATCTCTTTAACACCTTTATCTCTAAATAAATCTGCGGCTGATATACCAGCAGATAATGACCTTTGGATTTGTTCCGCAGTTGTTTTAAAATCTAAACCTGTAACTGCCGCAACATTACCTGTAATTTTCATTAAATTTGCTAGTTCTTTAGCATCATCACTAACAACTGCTAATACTCCAGACCCAGCTTGTATTTCTTCTAGTGAGAAAGGAACTTTAGCGGCAAATTTTGCCATTTCATCAAAAGCTTTTGCACCCTCTTGTGCTGACCCAAATAAGAATTTTAATTGAACTTGTAGGTTTTCAATTTGCTTTCCTGTATTAACTATATTTCTAATAACAAGACCAGCACCTAAACCAATAAAGGCATTTCTTAAATTAAATACTGATTGTTTTAATCTTCCTAGACTACCTTGTAATTTGCCTAAAGCTTGTTTCGACCTATCTCGTGCTACTATGTCTATATTAAGTTTTTGTGTTGCCATTATCTTTATTTTCTATGTTGAGCCATTCTCTCTTGACTTTTATACTCATCTTGCTCTTTTTTCAAGTAAGCTAACCAAAGATTATAATGGCTTACAGGCATATCTAAAACTTGTTGAATTGTGATGTGAAGTCTGTCTGCTACAACTAAAAGCGACCTTGTAGCTGGGTCGCTACTTACTTTTTTTCGGCTTCCTCGTAAGAGGTGTCTAGCAAGATTTTATTGGCTACTGATGCAATAACATTGGAGTCTGCTTTTTTTCTTAATGCAATTTTATCAAATGGGTCAAAAGCTTTTGTTAATTCGCCTTTGTCATTTTTAATATTCAATTTCATTATAAGTAAATCTACAAGAACATTTAAGTCTTGAAAATTATTTGATTTCTTAAAAATGATATTTTTTTCTTCAAGTGTTAAAGGCTCTGAATAAAAAACAGATGGATTACCATGCTCGTCTTTCCACTCATCAACTTCAATAGTAATAGTTTGTAAAGTCTCAAAATGAGTTTTTACTCTATCTATAACTGACATAAATTAATATTAAGCAGTTCCTCTTGTTAATGTTCCTGTTCCTTGAAAAGTAACTGATCTAGTAGTTATTCCATCTAATGAAACATTGACACTCATTCCTGTTACAATCCCTGAACCTGTAAAAGTTTCATCTCCTGAACCATTACCCTCTGGTGCTAATATAAAAGCTATTGTAGTTCCAGCAGTTAATGTTTGTTGTGGAGAATCAGTTTCATCATAACTCATATCTAAAGTTCCTGAAAATGATGTTCTTCCAGCTACAAAAGATTTAGTACTATCTGAAAGTTGAGTGTCCTCAACAACATCAGCAGTTGTTTCAAGTGTGTAACCTGTTAGTTCGCCAATACCTGTTCCACCAGCAGTTACTACTCCTTCTTTTCCGAAGTGTGTTGCCATTTTTTATTTTCCTTTTTACTTATTTGTTTTTCTTGCTTTTCTTGTTTCCAACCTAAATCTAAAAAATTATCAAGTTGAGTTTCATTAATAGTAATCTCATTCCCATCCTTATATAATTTAATGTCTTTAGCCATAAAGTCTTTTACTATTTATCTTCTTCTTCGTCAATATCTTCGTCATCATTATCTTCATCAAAATCTTCCTCTGAGTCATCTTCCCATTTCTCATCTTCTACATCATCTCTTAAATCAGCAAGTAAGTCTTTGACTTCTTCACACATCATTGATTCCTTGTCGTGCAATTTCTCAATGCTATCTATTTTCTTTTCTATTTTGTCAATTATTTTATCTTTAGTTGCCATAGTTTCTCCTTTTTTATGGTGTTCCAGCTTGATACTGATACATACATCTAATTGTCATTCTTATACCACCAACAGGAAACAATGTACCCTCGTCAGTTTCTACTTGTATAATTTCTGTATCAAGTGCATTACTATCTCGTGTAATATCACTTTCTAACGCAGTTTCAATAGCAGTAATTAACTGATTTCTTAATGTATCAATATTAGTATCTGAGCCTTTAACAAATCCCAATATTACAAAGTCTATTGTTCCATGCCTTGTTCTAGCACCACTTCCTAATTCCGAATCATCTCTATTTTCTTCTGAAGTTTGTACGATTACTGCTGGGTATTGTTGTTGTGATAATTCTTCTAATTCAAAAGGTTGTCTAGTACATAGTTTCACATCAGGAGAACTAATGGCATCTATTACTGTTTTTATATTACTTGCTATATTTTCTCTTACACTCATATTCTCATCGCATTAAGTTGTCTTATCATAAATTTATTAAATCCCTTTTGTATAATGGATTCTGTTCTTTGATTAAAGCCAAAAAATTCTCTTTTTGGCTCGTTTAATACTTGATTAAATAATGCTCTTTTACGCATTTGTGCATTTGAAAAATTTACACTAATTTTATTTTTTCCTGTTTTTTTAATAGTTCTACCAGATGGAGTTAATGCTCCTAACATTCTTCCTGTATAAAATAAATCAACTTTAGTAGATTTTCCCTCTCTTTGTAATTGTTTTAAATAACCCTCAGAGTAAGGTGCAAAAGGAACTCCTTTATAATCAATTCCTTTTTTTGTTTTAGTTCTAATAATATCTAATAAATGAAACCCAGCTTGTAGAAGTCCTTTATCAATTAGTCTTGGAAGTTTTTTCTCCAATCTTTTATATTTTTTTTGGAGATGTTTAGCATTGGTTTTTATATTTGCTTTAAGCATTACCTATTTAATCTTCGTAAGCCATGTAAAGGCTCTCTTTCACTTGTAGAGATTGTTCCACCAGCATCGCTATCATATTCAACACCATCTTCTAAAATTGCTCTCCATTCTTTGTTATATTCTGAAGCATAGTGTTCACCCATTCTTTCAAATCTATCTTTTTCTGTCTCAGGTCTAAACTTAGATAATGATGGTAAAAAATATCTTGATAAAAATAAATATACACCAGCTCTTGTGAACTGATCTAAATTAACTTTTGTATTAACCATTTCAGCAGTATTAAGAACTGTAATATCTGTATATACATTTGTTTTATATACAGGCCACCACTCAATCCTTAACTGTCTAAAAATATCGTTTGTTGTTTGAGTAATGTAGTATGAAACTTTAGAGTCGTTTGACGCAATACCAAAACTAAAAGCATCTGGTTGATATGTTTCTATTTCGACAACATCACAAACATTTGCACCTGTAAAGTTTGCCATATTAACCTACCAAACTAATAATAATTACAATAGCAATAATAACACCAGCAGTTACTTTTGGATTATCTTGTGCCATTTTCAAATATCTTTTTAATTCTTTCATTTCTTTTTCCTTGTCTTTTTTTTTGTTTTTAATTGTACTACTTTATCTACAATATCACTTATTTTAGATTTTTTAATTTCTTTTTTTACTGCATCAATAGGAGCAAAACCTCTCATTTGAAAGTGGTTTTTATTAGCTTCGTATTGCTCTTTTGATCTTATTATTGTTTTTTTGCCATTTGTTAATTTTATATCCATAAATTCTCCTTTATTAAAAGTGAGGGTAGTTTCCCACCCTCACAAAGTATCCAATTATTATTGGATTGATGAATCAGAGTGTAATTCAACACCATAAGAGTCGTTTAATTCTCCAACTCCATATACTGCCGTTGCTACAATCTCATCTGCTCTAAGAGAAGCATCTCTTTGAGTTTCGATTTTCAAGTCTTGCATCATTGCTAAACCTAGTGCGTCTCTGTGGAATACACCTTGTTTATAGTCTCCAGCCGTACCATCGTTAGCCACATTTGTTGTTTCATAGATAGGTACTCCACCTAATCTTCCAACAAAACCATTTCTTAATGCTTCATTTGCTAAATCATTACCATTTGCATTTGCAAAAGTATTAGTCAAATTTGCTTTAAGATCATAAGCTACCATTGGATGTAAAACTGCTGATACACCATCCATTGAAACTCCAGCATTTCTTACATTTGCGATTGATTGAAATACTAAAGCCGCAGTTAAAGCTGTTGAGCCTGACCCTACTGCTGTACTAAAACCATCAAATAATGCTGTTAAGTCTGTGTCTATTTTTTTTGCAATCGCATCTCCAAATAATTTACCAATATCTGCCGCAACATTTCTTGGTGCAGAGTTTCTTGCTAAATCTGTAAGAGTTGTCATTATTCCATTTTCAGATGCTGTTATAGTAACTGAAGTAGGATTGATTGCTGTGTTAGATAAATCTGTTGCATCTGCTACTGCTGCCGCAGAAACTGCTGCATAGATTGGAACTTCAACTGATTTTCCACCACCACTTATTGCATAATTCTTTACAAGAGGTCTCATAATTGATTTCTCACTTGCTACGAATAATGCTTCTGCTACAATCTCAGTATATAATTCCGAGAGTGTAGAACTTGTGCTTTCGTTTGCCATTGTGTTTGTCCTTTATTTTTTATTTGTTTGTTAAGTTAATCTGAGTAGGTTTTGAATCTCGGTCTTTGCGATACTCTGCATATTTAGCACGATCTTCTGACTTACTCATATCTAAATCCTGAATATTGAAAGGTTTTACAGTTTTACCACCGATGCTCTGCTGACTCCCTGAACCAGCCAATGACCCTTGCGAGAAATGTGGGTTTGCATCTAAGAACTCTTTAACTTTTTCTTCAATCGTTAAAAGTTCGCCTTTAGAGTTATATCTGATGTTTTTATTATTATCAAGTATTTCAACTCTATTATCTTCAGTAAGTCTAACTTCATCTTTTAGTAATGAAACAACTTGACTTGGCGATATAGCTTTATTTCTTGAAGCAACAGAAAGTATTTGATTATCAATTCTTTCTTTTTGTATTGCTTGTTTATATTTTGTGATCTCAGTATCTTTTTCAGCTATTCGTTCTTTCATAAGCTTTTCAAGTTCAGATTTTGATTTAGCTTCTTCCACTTGTTTAACTTTCAAAATTTCTTCTTCTTGTTTTTTAACTTCGTCTAACTGTCTTTGATGTTTTGATTTTTCAGCTTCTAATCTTTGTTTAACTATTCTATCTACATCTTCTTGATTAAAAGTGGTACTTGGTTTTGTTTCGTCAGTTTTAGTTTCTTTAACTTCAGCTTCCTGAACATCATTTTTCGGTTGATTAACCTGTTTGTCATCTGACATTTTTTCTCCTATTTGTTTATATTACAAGTTCGCCTTTATCATCATACCAATCAGGATTGACATAACTAAATTGATGTCTGCAATTATACCCACCTCTGACTACAAGTGGATTGCCTGATTTTTTACCAGACCAACTCCTACTTTGCCAAAGGCTTCTAATTTCCTCAATGGTAAAAAGACCACCTTGTCTTTTGTTATATACACCATTTACTAAATTTCTGCAAAGGTCTCTAGTTGTAGGTATCACATCTCCATAGTATTTAACAAAAGTCAGCCCAGCATCCCTTGATTTATTGAAGTTTAGGGTTGCATCAAAATCTCTTAATGAATCGTTTAATATCTGACTAGCATATCTTTTCATATTTTCTCCAGCCCTGTCTCTTGCAAATTTAGATTGTAATGTCTGTATTGATTTATCTACTTGTGCTTTTTTTGACTTATTAAACTTGTTTCTATTAATATAATTTATTAATTTTTGTGCTTCTACATCATCTGAACTAGCATAAATACCATTGATTGTTTGTCTAAGTTCTTTTTCTAAATCAGTAAATTCAGTTCCAACTAAAGTATTTTGATAAACCTTTTCTGATAATTTTCTAGTAAAAGTGTTTGATACATCTTTAAACTGTGTGTAATATTGTTGCTTCAAATTTTTAACTAATGCTAAATCTCCCTTTGTAAGTTCTTGAAATTCAATAGGAATATTACCTATTCTTTTAAATGCTTTTTCAATTCTTTTAGCTTGTTGATTAAAACCTTTTCTAACAACTGTATCAGACCAATCTAAGTATTCTTTATCAAGTATTGCTTTTATTTTTGGTCTAATTGCTATGGCACTTTGTAGTTCAATAAGTTTGCCATCTGTTGTAGGTAAATCTTTATTAACTAATGCAACTACTTCTCTTTCTATTCTATCTAATGTTTGGGTAAGTGTTCTATAAAAATTTGCTTCTGCAATTTCTATTTGCTTTATTCTATATTCTGTTGCGTCTTTTACTATATCTGACATTCATTAAATCTGCTCTTGCTCTACTTCTCGATCTTCTTGTTGAACTTCGTCTTGTGTAAATTGACCAACTTCGGAAGCTGAGTCTATTTCATCAAATATCTCGTTTAGTTTTTCGTTATCATCTACTACTGCTCTTGCAATTTCTTTATCAACTTCTTTCATAAATGTAGGAGAGCCAATACTTAATGATTTAGCTTGTTGGTAATAAATAAGATCAGTAGCATAATCTCT